CGTGTCGGTCTGAGCAGTGCGCGACTGCGCAAACAGCGGCACCCCACGCATCGCGGACTCGCGAAGTGCCGGCGTGATGTCGAAGCCGGGTTGAGTGCTCGGACTGAATGCCGACTTTGGTTGATCCACGCTGAGGAATTTCGCACCCGGCAGTACAACGTCGGTCACCTGCCCGCCGCCGAACTTCTTGAGGATGTCGTTCGCGACGTTTACGACGATGTCGTCGTAGAACGCCTTCATGCCTTTTTTGGCCTTATTCACAAGAGAGTACCGCACCGCTTGCTGCTCACCAGTCGTCCACGCCACGCGATCGAAGCCGTTCTCGGCGGCGTATCGGATCATGCGCTTCATGGCGAGCGCTACCCATGCTTCGGTTTTGCCGACGAAGGGGGCTGATGGAATGCCCGCGCTGGTGCGGTCGACGTCCGCGCGCCACTCACGCCAAGTCTTAGCGTCAGTATCGGATTGCCATGTGCTATTGGGGCTGCGGGATCCGGTCTGCCAGATTCGGGCTTGGTCCTCTTTCGAGATCCCACGCCGATTGGCCCATGTAGAGAAGTTGATGAACGTCGGATCCTTCGGGAGCCGGAAGCCTGACGCCCTGCCCTCCTTGGCCCAATCGGATTGGATCTCTTCGATGAACAGCACGCGCTTGCCGTCGCCGTCGGTGCGTTCGTTGAATCTGACGTGCGCAACAACGTTCAGTTCGTTGAAATGGGGCGATGCGTACGCCGCAATCGGCTCTTGCCATGTGTTCGGAGGAACCCGTTGCTTCTCGAGTGCGGCATTCGCTTCACTGCGCGTCTGATACTCGGTGCCCCCCCATTCGCCATATGCGTCGACGAGGAAATACCTGCCGGGCCCCTCGCCGCCACCAGACCGGCGAACCTCAACGGGGGCGTTCCTTGGCATTACCTCAACGGTCTTTGTCTCGACCGGCAGCGTCAGCAACAGTTCTCGGTAATTCGTGCCGTCTGGCTGCTGCAAATCGGCGTACCTCGTCGTACCGATCGAATGCGCCAGTTCGTCGCGCACGAACGCCTCAGCCTCTGCCTTGGTGTCGAACGATGCGTCGATGCGATCGCCTTGGTACGCAACCACCCAGCGCCCAGCGTCCTCATAGACGCCGTAGTCTTGGTCGAGTTTCCCTTGCCCGCGTTCTACTTCCTCGACGCGCACGCCGTTGTTGGCGACGAACTCGATCATCTCGTCGCGGGTTACAGACTTGCGTTCTGACATGAACTCATCAACGCCAATCCAACCCAGTTCATCGGCTTTGACGCCGAACTTGCGCCAGTGCGCCCGCCACTGTTCAGGGGTCGCCTTAGGCATCGGCATGTCGCGCGTCGCCTTGAGCGCTTGCGAGTAGTACCAGCCGCCCATGGCGGCACGCATCGCTTGGCGATTCATGTTGATGCCGGCCGCGTGATCGACAGCGCCGCGCGCAAGCGCGACCAGTGCATTTTCATTCAGTGCATGCGTGAACCCCATTCGTACCAGGAAGACGCGGATGCGCGCAAAGATCCGACGCACCAGCGGCAGGGCATGGTTGGCCCGCTCGGTCACGAGCCAAGCGACCGCTTCCTCGTCGATGTGGCGCTCTGGCGTGCCTGCCGGAACTCGGGATCGAGCACGCGCCATCGCCTTGCCGAGCGCCGATGTGCGCGGGGCGCCGTTGGCCTCGGCGATGACGCGCTCGAACATGGCGTCGCCGAGCATGCCGCGCATGCCGTGGTGCACGCCCAGCTCGTGGAGGAAGATGCCATAGGCGTCGGTCAGCCCGCCCCGGGTCAGGCTCGGCGCGACCAGGTAACTGACGCCGGTGCGTGGATTGTGGTAGCCGTAGATTACCTCTCCCTCGGCACGCTGGGCGCGGTCCACTGGCAGCAGATCCGCTTCGCTGATGTCGTTGATGATCTTGAGTGTGCCGGCATCCAGCAGACGCCGCACGGCGCGGCCGTTCGGGCCGTGCAGCAGGTAATCGCGGGCGTCAGAAACTGAAAGGCCCCTTACGGGGCCTTTACTTGGTTCCTGCTCGCTGCGGCTTCTTTCATCGCCGCCTTCATCTCGTCGGTCAGAACGATAGGCTTGCGTCTCGAGCTCTGAAACGCCCGCTCGTAGAACGCTGCGGCTTCCTCCGGCGTCTTTTCTGGCAGACGCTTGATGAATTCTCGGATTGATTGTGGCGTTAAATTTGGTGTCGTCATCGTATTGTGCCCCCATCTTCTCCCAGAAACCGCGAGCACTTACCAGGATGTGATCAATAATCACTGGGCCGGTAGCCGCGTCTAGAATAGCACGAACCGCGCGCGATCCAACGCCTTGCCGCTCCACGTCCGATTTCAGCCAGTAGATGCCGTCGATCTCGCCGTCCGCACCGAGCCTTACAACGGCCTCGCCGACGCGCTCCTGTGTCGCGGTATCCAGCACGGTATAGGGAACCAAGCCGGACTCGCGCCACACGTCAGCGAAGTTGATATTTCCTGGGAACAAAGTAATGTCAGAGCCGATCAGCATCGGCCCTTCTGTGGTGTCGATGCGTACCCGCCAAGGATTTCTCGTGGCAGAACGCGCGAACGCCCCGCCCTCATCGTATTCGGCAGATTCTTGCCTGGTCACGATCGCGCCGCGCAGATCGTTCACATTACGGCCCATCGCCTTGCTGCTCGGAGGAGGGAAGGCTATCGTTCTTGACATGGTCTCGCGGTACGACATGCCTCTATCGTCGAGCGCATCCAGCAGCAACCCGTGCTTAATAGCTTCGGCCAACACGTTGCGCATACGCTTTGGCCCGCCGGACGCGAACATGTCAACCGATCCGGAATCGCGCATCAGTTTTCGAATCAACGCCATCGCCTTGACCCGATCATCGAAAATGGTGATCGGGGCGTCAGCTAGAACCGCCACATGGCCTCTGGCGTTCCTGCCTATAAGCGATATCGACGTGGCGCTATCAGACCCAATCATTGAATACGCTCGCGCAAGGTCCGATGGACTTGAAATATGCATTCCAAGTCCTGGGTGCGGCAGTGATGGCGTGGTTCCGAATTTCACGTTGGTGCCGGCAGGCAAAGCGTGTGTAGTTACAAAGCCATCCTTGTCAATGAAACCGTACCGCCCATGATCGATGATCACATGACCGCCAAACATATCGTTCGCACGCCCGCCTCTGTTACCGATCAGTGCCGCCACCAAGTTTGTGACGCGAATGTCCGCGGTTGACGGCATCGGGATACCGCTAGGATGATTGTGCATTAGCCATATTTTCGCGTATTTGTACTGACCGGCGATATCGATCAGGCCGCTCAGAAACTCGGTTGCGTTGCCAGACGCGTAATGCGGAATTATTGGCGACACCCCAGGGGCCCTTGCGCTGACAGCGGTCTGGTACACGACCTTCCTAGAGCCGTCGACGATAAAATACCGCATCGTCTCGAACCTCGGGTCTCGATATACCTGCCCGAGTACGGCCAAATCGTTCATGGTTTCGATGCGTTGACCCATGAGCGTGGTAAAGCCTTGCGAGTCGAAGTCTTTCGGGATCGCAAGACCCAGAATGGAAATCTTCGACCAACGATACGCCATTGAGAGCACAGCTCCTCGCGCTTCGTTGAACGCCTTTCTGGTCGCGTAGCCAAACAGCGACAACTGCTGTGGCGATACTCCATAGCGCTTTCTTGGTGCGCTGACTACGGTTCCTGTTCCAGATTCTCCTCCGGGTCCTCGTGCAGATCCCGGTAGCCATGTCGTCTCGCCACTTCCTCCCCGCGCCTCGCCGACTCGGCCAACGTCTTCTCCGCTTCTTCCGAGCGCTTCAACAGAGCCAAGAATCTCTTCTTGTTCTGCAGCCGTTGCTCCTGGGTTAATGCCGGCCCGTAAACTAGCCGCGACAGCATCCAAGCTGCCTCGTAGCCTCCGTCTGGCGGTGTCGCTGATCCCTGGTTCGGTATTGATGGCATCTTGCAGTTCCTCCAGCGCGGTCTTGGTCGGAATCTTCTCCGGGAATGTCTGGAGCGTTTTTACGCGGCCGAGTACTTCCGCGGTTGTCTGCCCATGATAGCATCCAATCCCGGTGGCGCGCCGAATGCCGTTTGCCGGGTTGTCGCAATGCGTGCAATTCCATGGCACGGACACTGTTGACCGCGTGCCTCCACTACCAATGACCACGTATTTGAAATGCACCTTTTCGACGCTACCGTCGATCGGGCACACTTTCCCGCGCCTGACCTTGTCGGGAATTTCACGCCACGAACGCCCGCCGGACTCGAGTCCCTTACCCTGCACCGGAAGAATGAGTTGCAGCCTGTTGGCTTCCGCTAACGCCACGACATGCGGTATGTCTTTCCTGTCGGTATAGACGAACGCCACCGGCAGATCGGGATTCGCATAAGCCTTCTTCAGGTTCGTGGAGTCCACGGACAGCAGCCGCACGTTCATGGCCCCGACTTGGCGCAGAAACGCCGGCTGCTTGGAGAATATGTGCAACCGGATTCCGTTCTCGTTCATGCGTCGAATGAATGGAAGCCATTTCGTGCTGCCGTCTCCCTTGTCGAACAATCGCAACGCTTTGCCGGCCCTATGTTCGTCAAGAGCGACGTATTGACTGGACGCCATATCCGCTGCGCGCCGCGGATTCTTGCGGACCGCGAAGTTCACAATCTCGCCCTTTAGAATATTCGGCTCGTACAGATAATTTCCGCCGGTCGCGTAGCAGAATTCCGCGCACCCTTTCGATGGGTCGCAGTTCAGGAACGAAGAGTTTATTGCCACCTGCGGCTTGGAAGGGTGACCGATGAAGTTGTGCGAGGCGATGGACAGGTATTTGAATACAGCCTCGTCCCCGCTGTCCAAGAGGCTGTGCAACAGTGTCTGATTGGAGTCCAATGCGGACATGAATGTTGGCGGTTTGCCAGATGCTGCGGACTCTATCGCGGCCATGGCTAGCGCGCCATCGAGGGCCTGTACGGACCATGGCGTGCCTTTCATCTTCCGCAGGTTTGCGCGAATTTTCGCAGGATTGTCGTACTGATCGATTACGGCGTCGATCACTTTGCGGATTCGTGTCGGGATTTTGCTGTAATCGTGGAGCCTGTATTTTTTGATGCGTTTTTGTCGTCGCGATTCTGCGGTGTTGTTACGCGGCCACGGCAGCAGTTCTTCGCCTTCGTGGACGTAATACCCCTCCTCTACGTCGCGAACGTCCGTGTCTATCTCGACATCCTCCCCGCCAACGTCGACGACACCTTCGAAGTTGAAGTCGGCGGAATCCAGCACTTCCGCCGCCTTTAGTTCCAGGCCGCGCACCAGTGCGCCCATGTCACGCATTCGCGCGCCAACCCTGGGCGCGAGTTTCCGCGCTTCCCACGGAATGTTCGACGCGAACAGCCAGCGCACATCTGACTTCGACCGCATTCCGTATCGCGCGACGCGCCCAGAGACCTGATCCACGCCGGTCGCTTTCCACGGTAGATTGATGTTTAGCTGCACAGTCGGTCTGTTGCCGACGGTATCGTGCAGCGACAACCCGGTGCCGCCCTTAGCCATGGTGGCAATCAGCACTTTCTTCTTTCCGGACAGGAACTCGGCTTTTGCCTTGCTCGCCGCACCAGCCGTAACGGCTCCGGTGTAGATACCGACGATTTTCTTGCCAAGGGCCTCCGCTATATCTTCGGCCACGGATGGCAGCGTCGTGTCGATATCGGCGTCATGGAACGCCCGAGCGATTTCGAATATGAACGGCGCGAACGGTCTCGGTGGCAATTGGTCGCCACTCATCCGCGCCATGGCGACTTGAGTCGACCACTCCCGCATTATGTCCTGCATTTGCTCGAACGTGTACAAGGTGTTGTTGTCGAGCGCAGCGCTCATACGCCACCGGCCAAGGTGGCGATCCGCCTTCGTTTCCGAGAAAATAACGACGTTTTTTCCTTCCGCCAACACTTGTTTGGCGTGCGCGATCGCGAACTGTGTTTTCGAGGCTTCGAGAATACGCTTGATCGTATTTTCTCTGTGTCTAGCGATCTCGGAGTAGATCTTGGCGTCGCTGGGCTCGCCGTTGTCTCCAGTGTATTCCTGGAGCAGTCCGTCGTACGCTGCGGACACCTTGTTGTACAGGTCGACCCACTGTTGGTCCACGACGCCGCGCTCGAACGTCACAACCACCATTGACGGGTCCAGTCGTATCGGGCGTTGCGTCATCACGCCGCGCTTGAATAGCCACCTGCGCGCGGCGGCGCCATCCTCTTTCTTGGCTTTCTTGGGCCAGTATAAGAGCTGCTCTTCTATTCGCCGATTCAGATGCGGGTTGAAGTATTGTCGATATTGTACCCCGGCCCCGAATGCTTTCGCCCATGACGCGAATCCGCCGGCGTCATCGAAGAGCCCTGTTGCCGCCAGATATTCTGCCTCTACCGGGTTTTCGAACGGCGTTGCGGACGCGAAGATCGCCATCTTCGATGCTTCGATCATTCGCTGACCTTTCAGGCCACGCGCAGCATCGTCGATGTTCTTGATGTTGTGCGCTTCGTCCAGTATCAGTATTGCATTGCTCGCATCGGCTTGTGCCTTCGACAGTGCCGCATACGTGACAAAGGTCACATCTCCGATCTCGTACGGGGCCAAGTCTTTTTTGATCTGCTCGATCAGATCGACATTCATGGTGACGTAGACGAACTTGGTTTCGCCCCTGGCGCGCAATTCACGTATCGCCGCGCCAAGCACGAATGTCTTACCTGCACCAGCGGCATTCGCGAGAATGAATGCCGGTCTGTTGGCTTCGTAGGCCCTTACGATCAATCCCGCATCGACTATTTGCTCTGCGGCCACTTGCGGCGGGACGCCGAATTTCTCGCCGCGCCCGATGATCGCTTTGGTAGCGTCTGACAATGCGGATGTCGCCGATTGGTCCGATGGTTGATTGTCTGGCGCATTGTCGAGTGCCGCGCGCAACGCGGCATGATCGTTGGTATCGAGTTTGCGTTCTTGTGGCGACGGTGCCTCTTTCGTGCGCAGGCGTTTGGTCAGCGCTGCTGTCGGATCGGCGGCAAACGCCCATGCTTTGGTACTGGCATCCCAGCGACCGCCGATATCTTTGAGCAGTTGTCGTATGTCGTATGTGCCTTTGCCAACCACATACCATGTGCCATGTTTCTGCACGACAGAGACATTGTTGCGCTCCAGCACAATGAGCGCTGTATCCCGCCCACCGTCGTTACGTTCGGGCACCTGAGGCCGTCCGCGGAGAGCGGCTTCTAGTTTCGATTTCGGGTTTTCGTTGAAAACGCTGCGGACCGTTTGCCCACGCATCGTGAACGGTTGGGCGAACCCTAGTTCGTCCAGGACATCCTTATTCGCGTCCAACCTCCCGAGCACCGACCAATACTTCCGGCCCGATGCTGCGGTTCTTTCTTCCAGCTTCAGTCCGGCGCGCCCGAGCACATCTTCGTCTGCTACTTGTGCGGGTGCTTGTGCCGGCGCGGCTGCGGGCGCTTGTGCGGGCGCTTGTGCGGGCGCTTGTGCGGGTACCTGGGCTGCCGCAGGAGCCTTTGCCGGCGTGATGGATAGATCGCGGAACCCGGAAGCCGAAGGCGGCGATGGGCGTTCTTGCTTTGGCTGTTGCTGAGTGTCAAACAGGTCGAACGATCTGCGCACTCGTGGTTTTACTTCTTCTGCGGGCGTCGGTTCGGTGTTGTCTCTAATGAAGACATCTTCGGAACCAGCCCCCTCGCCCGGTTTTCCTTCAGTTTCATTAGCACTCTCAGGCACTGATCGCGATATGGCGACGGCTCGGATCCACTCGATGACTTCGTCTGGGTTGGCATCTGCTAGAGCTCCTCGTTCAACAAGGGCCTCGACGGTATCTGGATCGACCCCGTATTCGTGCGCAAGCACAGCGACGTCCAACAACCGCTGTTCTGCTGGCGTCTCCAATCCATCATACTCTTCGTCGTCCAGCAGGAGCGGTTGAGCTTTTTCGTTTTCTGTGGCCTGAGCGTACGCCGCCTCGGTCCGTAACTCCGTTGCCTGAGATGCCAACCCCGGCTTCCGGTTCTGAAGAGCGTCTTCAACGGCACTTAGCAGGGCATTTGGCGAATAGTTACCATCCTGGTCAAAGACCGGGTACCCGTATTGTGCCAAGCGGCCGGCAAGGCCGTCCGCAGTGTCGCCTTTGGTGGTGAATATACGCTTGATTTTCCAACCGAATCTGCCGAACTCCGCCGGGTCTATGCCCTGCGCCTCTGCTTCCGCGCGATTCCAACCGCCCAACTTGGCAATGGCTGTCAAAATGCCATCGGTTTTCGGGTTCACTTGTCTCTCGATGGCCCATTTTTTTCTAGCCTTCGTAACCCGGCTGGCAAGATCTAGGTTTGCTGCCTTTTCTTGCTGCTGCGCTGCAACATCTGCCTGTACAGGGACCGCTGTGGTTGGTGTTGCGATCGCATTGGTCTGGGGCGCGACAGATGCGGCGTTAATCCTGTCCACGGCCTGCGCTACGGCGTCGCGTTTAATGGGCGGTACCAACCAGCCGGACTTCATCCGGATCGCCCCAGCAGCCTTTAAAGCGGCCGCATTGGCATCTGTTTCTCCGGTTAACGACGACCAGCCCTTCTCGCCCGGTGGCTTGAGCGTTACGGCCTGGACCGGGAACGCCTCAAGTTCCTCGGCCTCTGCGACGTCGATATTGGTGGCAGGGCCTACCGGCGGCGGCTTTCGGTCCTCCGGCGGAGCAGCGGCCTCGATCTGCTCGGTTTTGTCCAGGTCGATTTCGGCGACATCTATCCCGGCGGCGGACGGCCTCCGCTGCGCCGCAGCATTTTGCCCCTCGCGCAACGCCTGTTCTGCGGCCTGCGTGAGATCTCTGGGCACCGGCGGCGCAGCCAGGTTTACGACCTCTGGTTCGAGATCTTCTTCAACCTCTATTTTTGTCGATTCCGGGGTCTCTGTCGGTGTCGGGATGGCGTCAAGATCGATGGCTGGCGCAGCAACCCCTTCGAATTCGCGCTCAAATCGGCGCTGCTTGGCTCTGGCCTCAAGCCGGTCGCGAGTCGCGCCAATAGCGCCGCCAGGAGCGCCCATCGCGACCCCGATAATCCCGGCGTCGACGATGTTGTGAATGGCCTGCTTGAGCGAGATATTCTCGCGCAACACGCCAGAGTCGTAGGCGTCTTGCAGCGCCTGCGTCAGGATCTCAGAACCGGACTCGGTCAACATAGAGCCAACGATTTTTTTCAACGCGCTCTTGCCGGCCGGTCCGAGCATGACCGCGAAAGGCACGGTTTCAGGAATCGTTTCAGCCATGGCCGTAAACACGGCGCCAGACGCAGCCTGACGCTCCGTGAACCCGCGCGATTTCAGCTCACCGTACCGCTTCGCGCCTGTCTGTACCGCCAGCAGCGGCAAGCCTCCGGCCGGACTCCCGGTAATTATCGAGAGCGCCAACGCGGGCATCAGCGTGCCAATAAAGCCCTCACCGGCTGACGCAAGGTAATAGCCTGGGTCTTTCACTTCGTAGCCCAGCACGTTGCCGACGACTTTGCTCGGGATCTCTTGGTGGACATCGCCGGCACGGCGCGCCTGTACGCGCTCCGCCAGCATGGCGTCGCGCTGTTCGATGATGTTGCGCGCTGCGGCCCTGCGCAGCGTGTTGACAGGATCCATTCCAGGCTGGCTTGCCATTCGCTCAAGCGCTGGCTCGTTAGGGTTGTACTGCGGCACCATCATGGTTTCTGCGCCGCGATCCGGCGACAGCGTGCGGACCATCGACACATCCGGCACGCCGGTTAGTTTACGGCCGGCGACATCTGTCGCCCATTCGATTGCTCCGTGCGTGGCGTCGCGCCAAGCCCTGCCGATGTTCGACGTCATTATTCCAGGTCGTGATTCGAGAAACCGCTTTTGGGCGTCGGACATCGTTGCGCCAACCAAATCGCCGAGATCCGACAGCTTCGATCGCAGCGAGCCCTCTTCTTCCGAGAGTGGGGCGGGGCCACCGTCTTCGTGGATTTCCTCTATAACATCCCATTCGCCGTACTCGCGTCCTTGGTCCCGAGACAGCGCGGCTGCAAACGCATTAGCGGCCGCGACATCCTTGAATCGACCAAAATGCCTGCCTGTCTGGCGGTAATAACCAACGATCTCGTCCGGAGTAGCCAGCTCCTTGCCGTCATCGGTTATCGTCGGCAGCAATGTCTCTGCGCCATCAATGTTGAATGACGCAGATCGGATAGTGCTGATGCTGCCGTCGGCATTCTTAACGACTGGGCGCGCGCGAAGATCTATATTTCCCGGCTCTAATAGCCCGCCCACCTCCTCTACGACATCCCATTCGGCCGCAGCCATCAATTCACCCTCACCGGTCGCCCATCTTTAAGTGTCCACAACTGCCCGCCGCCAAATGTTGTGATGACGCCCTCCTTGAGTTTGGCTATGGCCTCCGGCGGAGGCACGGCGGCTGGCGGTGCCGCCGCCTTTTCCTGCTGCTGGAATGCCGCCAGCGTCGCGAGGTCGCTCGCGAACTTGTCGCGGTTATCCTTGTAGTACGCCAAGAATCGCTCGAAACCGGGCTTGTCAATCTCCGAGACAGTTCTTCCGTATTCGTCGGTTTTGTACTCGGTGAATACCTTCATGATGGCCGGATCGATGTTCTTCGGCTGCGGCTCGCGTGGTGGCCGTGACGGGTACGCGAGGGCGTCCTGAGCCTTTTCCTGAGACATGAGCCCGGCCGCAACCTGGCCTTCGAGGTATGCTTTGCGCTCCTGGAACGACGTCGGGCGCGGCGGTTTTGATTGAAAGCGTTCGGTACTCACCTTCCCTGAGGCGTCGGTTTGCACAAGGTAATCGCCTAGCCGGACGGCGTCGCTCCATGTCTTTTTTGCCGCAAGAGCGGCCTTCACTTCGGCATCCCACTCAGGCGTCTTGAACTGCGGAATGGGCATATCCGCGCCGAGGGCTTTCGAATACTCCTGCACGACGGGCACGAAACGGTCGTACTGATCCTGCGTCTTGATGCTGGCCATCATGTCCGGAACCTTCTCCAGAAGTTCTACCATCCTGCTATATTGATCGAGTTTTTTGAGTTCGTTTTTCCTCGCGCGGTCCTGCAATGCAATAGCGGTCCGTGCATCGCCGCCGCGCGCAAGGTAGTCTTGCGCGACCTTGCCTGGGTCGTCGGGGTTCTGGCGCAGCGCTTCGCCGAGCAAGCGCTGGTTACCAATAGCGCGCAGACCCTCCATGGCTTGGATCTCCTGGAGCTGGTTACGCAAGCGCTGCCCGCGGTCCTCCACGGGCCGGATGAACATCTGCGCGACATCGAGTGGGTTCGGCATGGGCTTATACCGGTTGCGGCGTCAAGGATTTCAGGTACGCGGCATAAGCGCTTTCGACAGGATTCGGCGCCCACGTCTGGCCAAGCTGTTGCAGTGTGTTGTTCCACAGCGCCGCCTGTCCGGCGTAGCCGCCGGCCTGCGCGTCGGCTGCGATCCGACCGAGTTCGCCGACGCGGTTTGCGTTGCCGGCTCCGGCGTTGGCCAAGATCTGGTTGCCCTCGCGCCCGTAGCCCGCGAGCGCCATCAGGTTGTTGGTCCAACGGTCGTAGGTCGGGCGCATCAGGTAGTCGTCTTTCCATCTCACGATTTCTTTCAGTCCGCGCGAGCCGAATCGGTTGTCGCTCTTGGCGTGCCGCGCCATCAGCGCGCGGTCGAGTTCGTCGCTCTCGAACTGATACCCTGGTAAGCCCTTGACGTACCCAGATACCACGGCCGGATCTGCAGCGCCTGGCGTGTTGAGCTTTGTGAGCCAGTCGAGCGCGTTGACGCCAGCGGAACGCCATGGCGCGTAATCCGCGCGGGTCTGCTCGTATTGGCGTTGCGACAGGTCCGCCGCCTGCTCGGCGCTCTTAGCGCCGGCCTTAGCCGCCTTCTTGGTCGCTTTGGCGCCAATGAGTGCGCCGCCGATGGTCAGCGCCGAATCGATGATGTTGCCCCAGTCCATGCCTATCTCCTGATCGATGCCACCAGGTACGTTTCGGAGCCAGGGTTGATGGCCCCGCCGGTGCAGTTCATGAACGTAATCGCAAGCGTGTCTGTCGCCGATACACGACAGTTCACGATGCCGAGCCCGACATGATGGGTCGGCTTGCTGACGTAGACGATGTCTGTGACCTGAAGCCCGACGACGGTGAAGGTCTGCTCTGATGTCGTGTTCGCCGCAACGGACGCCACGTCAATCGTCAGGTCCGCGGTCTGAATCAGCGCTGTCACGTCGCGCAATCTGCGCAGCCATTTCTCCAAGTCGCGAAAGAAACCGTGAAACAGCGGCAGCCTGGCTTGCTGCAATTCGGAGAACGCGAGATCCGGGCGCGGAGGCGGCGATATGCCCTTCTCTATCACGCCGACAGCACCTCGACATCGGCGTAAGCCGAAATCACCGCGGCCTCAATCGGATCCGTCACGACAAGGCGCGCGCGGAAGTCAGTCATCGTGCCGAAGCGATTCCACACCGCACGCTGGCCGAACTCTCCGATCTTGCCGATGCTCCGCCATCGCTCCGCGGACCATGTGTTACCGCCATCCTTGCTGTATTGCAGCATTACCTGCGGATCGCTGCCCTGGCCTGACACCAAGCCGACCCCGGCCTTCATTTCGACTTCAAACGTATTGACCTCGAACAAGCGCCGGTCGCGGTGCAAGGCTTCCATGACACGCTCGCGCCTGATCGTGGCACCGTTGTCGGTGTACTTCATCAGATCGAGGTAGTAGAAGTCGTTGGTGCTGTAGTCGCCGACGTAGGTCCTGCCGGCATACGAACCGGCACCGTAGACGCGCCAGATCTCGAGCCCGTCGCTCTGGCGCTCGTGCCACATGTCTTGCTCGACGTGATAAACGAGCGTCACGCCCTCGGTCGGGAACGTGACGACGTAGTACGTCGCGTCGGCTTGGGTATACGCAAATCCGTGCGCGTCGCTGTACGTGGTCATCTGGCTCAGCGTGTAGGCCACGTCTTGATCCGCGATGCGCTGCACCTGAAACCCGTTGATCCGAACGATCGTCGGCGACGATTCCGCGGTCTGTGCGACCATAAAGAGATTCGTGCCATTGCGCGCCACAGATGCCGCTGCAGGCGTGCCGACCTCCAGCGTACCGTTGGCGTAGATCTGAAACGGGAAATCCGGGTTCCCGCTGTTGTAGTACACCTCGGTCGTTTTCGTGCCAATGATGTAGAGATCGGACGTGGTCGCAACGCACGCCACCGCGTTGTCGCCACTGGATTCCGCGACCCCGAAGTCCGACGCCCAGTTGGTAGGGTCTTCATTGGCACTGATGTGAAACTCATCGGTGCCGCCGTTGATGACGATGAACCAGCCGTCAAGATACGTGATGTAAGATGGCGCCGCAGGCAACTGCGGATCCGCGTTTACCGCGAATGTCGTGTCGTTCCATGTGTAAAGATCGCCACCGTCGACCACCGCGATGTAAATGCGACCGACCGCCATGTAACACGCCCCGCTTGATGTGTTCAGCGTGCCGACGGCCGACACCGTGCCGCCGGACGTGCGCTTCATGAGTTGCTGCCCGCTCACCCAGTACAGCGCGCCAAGGAATTCGTAGAAGCCGGAGCGGCAAGGTCCGTTGCCGGCGGTCCCCGCGGCATTCAACCCTGGCGTGGGCTGCAATGTCAGTACCGATTTGGCACCATCGCCTTCGAGCTGTGGGATCCAGTTGACGGTGCGCTGCGCGTTGACCTGCAAGCTGCGATCGAGATGCCTGGACCCGATGAATGGGACCGTGACCCGCGCCATCAGACGAAAACCTCGCGCGGCGCTAGCATTGCCAAAATGTTCAGGATGTTGCCTGGAGTCGCGCCCTTGCCCTTGCCTTTGCCGCCAAGCGACTGCTGGAAGTCGGAGAGCATTGGGAAGCCACCAGGACTCACCGTAGAGCCTGCCTGCGGACCACCGGTGAATCCAACCGGCAGACCCGTTGCGCCAGCAGGCGAGTCGATGATGTTCGCAGGGCCTCCAGGCGGCGCGCCTTGGCTGATAAGGTTAGAGCCGTAGTCCGCCAAACGGCTCAGCCAATTGTCGCCACTGGGTTCGACCGGGGCTCGAGTCGGTCCCTCCTGCACTTCGGCTTTGCCAAGCCTGCCGACATTCTGGTTCGTACCAGGGATGTTGCCGCTAGGAAGCGCATTGACGCCCGGCAGCGGTGGCGCGCCGCCGGCCACCGCGAGCGGACTGGCGCCAATCGGTGCGCCACCGGAGCCCGCAAGCGTCATGCCTGCGCCTGACACCGGTGCAGTCCCGGCGCCCTGCGCCGTCGTAAGACCGCCGCTAGTGCCTGGCGTCGTGATGCCAGACGACGCGCCAGGGATCGGGTTGCCGCGCGTCGGCACGGCAATATTCGACATCGGGTTGTTGACGTAAGAAGCTGCGTTGCTGAATCCCGCAAGGAACGGCAGCGAGTTGTTCGCCACAACAGCTGGGTTCGCCCCGAGCGCCGGGAGTGACGCTGAGCCGCCAACCTCAATCAACGGGGCCGGGTCGAAGTAGCTGCTGAACCCAGGATCTCCGATTGGCGTCGTCAGCCCAGAGGGCCCGCCACCGGATTGGCCAAGGCTGGAGAGCTTGCCAAGCGCGTTCTTCGCGGCGCCAAAGAGCTTCGTGCCGCCGTAACCGGCGAGAGCGCCTTGCGCGATTCCCATCAGATCGCCGCCGGTGCGGATACCGCCCTGCGCAGCGCCAGCGAGGGTGCCGGCCAGCGGACCAGCGGGGCCCGCGACGAGACCCATGACAGTCGGTGCTACGACACTGTGGATAAAGTTGCTCTTGTTCTTGTCGATGACGGCGTCGGCCGACTCGATGGCGTATATCTCGCGCAGCCTGTCAGGGTTCTGCTGCGCCCAGGACTCGACTGCTGTCTGCGCTTTCACCGGGTCGTTGCCGAATACCTTGATGGCGGCATCGAACACGTCGTCGACCTTCTTGTCGCGGATCGACCCGGCGCCGGTGCCCTTATCGTGGAGGTACTGGTCATAGTCGATGCCGGCGGCTTCTGCGAGGATGCGCACGCCGGTTTCCGAGCCGAGCGTGTTCATGATTTTCGCGTACGGATCGTCGTAGCCGTACCGGCCTGAGCCCGAGAGTGGGTCGATATTCTTGACGCCAGGAGTCGCAGTGCGCGGGTCCTTCGCGCCGAACGGACTGCCGCCGCTCCACGGTGTTTTGCGGTCGAACGGGTTGTTGATGCCGGCCGCGGTCGCGCGAGCCGCCTGCCCTTCCGAGCCGCGCGCGGTGTTGTACGCGCCTATATAACCAGGCGCCGCCGCAGCGATGCGCAGCAGTTCCTCGTCTGTGATCTTGTCGGGCGGGGTCAGCCCGGTGCCTTTGTACGGGTTCTTCGCCATGTCGTCCTCAGTACGCTTCGTCAATCAAAACGCCGGACACATACCACCCATGCACGTAATCACCACTGGTGCCGTTCAACAGCCTGACGTTCACGTAACACCCTGACGCGATGCGAAACTGCGCAGCGCCAAACTCAGAACTGCCGGCCTTCGCAGCGACCGATGGTAATTGCCGAGTGATGCGGTACGCGCTATCGGGCGTCTGGTTACGCGCGCCGCATTCTATGTGCGGCACAATGACGACAACGCCTGGGATGTCGTAGCCTTCGATGCCATACCCAGTGATCACGAGATTCTTGCCTCCCGGGACCAAGTACGGCAAAACATCGACTGCGCCGATCACGCCCTCGGTATTCGTTTGCGGGTTGTCGATGCCGACACCAGGCGCGAAGCGCGTCTGGCCGTACGCCACCCACGGTTCGCACGACAAGCAGAGCGCGGCGGCAAGAACAGCCGCAGTTATCACAGCCTCAGCCCGTAGATCGCGTAGGTCATCGTCGAAATGTTGCCGCTGCCAAACTGGAGTCTGAGCGCGTTGGTGGCGCCAGCGGTCTGGTATTGGCCACCACCGCTCTGCACATTGAACACCGGGGCTTGGGTCTGCCCGCTTATCGACCACTCGAATTGCGTGCGATCAGCGCCCATTGGGTTGAATACCGTGATCTTACCGGACAGCGTTTCCCCAGGCTGATTCCCGCAGCCGGTGAACAGTATGATTCGCGTATCCTCGTCGTCGCCGGAATCAGCGGGAATCCCTGTTTCGGAATCGGTCGCGCGCGCCCATGCGTAATCCGTTGCGCCGGTCTTCCATGTTGATCCGTTATCGGTGCTGACCGTTACTTGGAACACGATGTTGTCGTCTACAGACTGGAGGTTGTTGAACACGATCAGATAGGCGGCATACTGCGCCAGTAGGTTCGTGATCTGGAGATCGGGCGCGCCGGACACAGTCCCTGACTGCACAAGTTGCATGCCATTGTCGGACTGCACGGCACGCCAATTGACGCCATCGCATCGAAGTTGCGCCCCAGTGCCAGGAGGAAACACAATCGTCGAAGCGCCATTCACGGTGCCTTGCGGATCGAACGTGACGACGCCGGAACCGAGGTTGATGAACGTGACTATGAATCCGTTGCCGAGAGTGGATTCCGCGACCGTCGCGTTGTCCAGCGTCCAAGTGTTCGACGTTGCTACGATCATCTTGCCGTCGTCGGCCGCGGTGATGGAGTAGTTCGCGGTCTTTGTGACCACGTCGTCGTTCTTCGTCGACCACGCGCCGAACCCGGCGGTTGACGCGTTGAAGTTGTCGATCGTGGGGTTCAGGCTGACTCCGGCAGATGTCTTGACCAGGATCTTGGTCTCGCCGTTGCACCAGATTGGCGACGCCAGCCGGCCGGCGCTGCTCAGCACAACCGGGTTCGCGTGCGGGACAGTGAGCGCTTGGTCCGTGTACGCGGTCTTCGCCGTCGTCGTGCCTGGCTCGTAGGTGTAGACGAGACCGGCGTTCAACGGGTCGCCGTTGTCGTCGAAGAACTGCATGATGGGGAAGAGTCCTGCCGACATGTCATTCGTCCGATGTAATGTTGTACGCCGCGCGCCGTCGTATGCCTGTCGGCATCGACATGGATGGCACACGGAACGATTGATTCCGCATCGTGAGCGCGTTCAAAGTGCGCTCTGCAATCGTCTTGGTGGTCTGTGCGGCTTCCTTGCCGAACAGCGGCGCGGCGCGCACCGCTAGGTTCGACACTATGGCCTCCTCGTACTCGTCCGGGACAGCGTCCTCGGTATCCAGGGTCGCGAACGACGTGATGGGCTTCAGGCTCGTCAGGATCAGCGTGTATGCCTGATCCGGAACGTTCGCGAAGTAGATGAGTCCTAGCGGGGCGACCGGGTTGTAGTAAAGCAACTCCGGTCGGCCTTGGGTGGTGCTGTCGCTTTCGAGTTCAAATCGGCGGGCGTCGTGCGTCACCGTCAAGTCGTAATCGGTGCCGGATAGCCGGAGCTTCGCGGCCTCTATCCTCAACGGGCGCGTGGTGTTGAAGTTTCCGCCAACGCCGATTGTGTAGTCGTAGTCGCCGCCAGTTAACGTCAGTTCTTCGCGAGTGCGATACGGGATCATCAGGTCCATTCCGGACCACGTATTGATCATCCGATTCAGTACCCCGAGGGTGTCGTCTGCATCTTCCGCGTCTAAATCGAATCCTGGACCGACAACCCGGATCTCCCTCAGGGCGGCGGTAACGAATTCGCGCCCGTTCACTACGCTTTCTCCAACTCAATCGTAGGCGCTTTGTACTCGACTCCGCATTGGCGGCATCCCTGAGTCCGGCACGAAATGGTATCGCCTACCAGGTTATCTACGGTTCCGTCCGACGGTTCCATGATCTCGTTGCATTCCGCGCAGTATACGAGAACAGATAGTTTTGCCTTCATGGCTTTTTGCCCTCCAGAGCCTCGATTTGAGCCACGATCTCGGATAACGATCCGCTGGTGTCGATTACCGCGCCGTAACGCATTTGCGCGAAGTCCGCTAATGCGCGTGCCTTTGCGGCCCTTCGCTCGTCCCTGGAGAGTCCGGCGTGCGACTCCTTGAGCGCGACGGACGACATGTATTCATCCAAGGTAGGCAGTGTTTTGGGCGGCGGCGCTGGCTTGGCTTGGGGAACAGGCGGTGAAGGCGACGCGGTAACAGGCACCGCGCCGTTCGCCTTTTTCGGTGAATCGAACCAGCCGTCCGACTCGGATGGCAGAGCATCCGAGTCGAACACCTGAGCCCCCAGCTCCTTGTGGTAGCGAAAGGTCGGGTTGCCCATGGCGATCACGCGAACGTGATAGCCGAGGATACGACCAAGTCGCCGTTTGGCATGATGAGCACCAGATAGAAGGTGTCCGCGCCGGAGGTCTGCGTAATCGACACGTCGATGTCGCCGTCTTCCTCGCTGATGAGCGTCAGGAAGCAGTGGCCACCGGTATTCGCCGCCGACATCGGGATAGTGATGCCATCGGTGCCCGATGCCACTGTCAGCGTGGCCGAATGCGGCTCGAACGTGTCGCCGTTGGCGTCCGCCGACAAGTACGCGTCGAGCGCAGAGCGCTTGCGCATTTCGCGGCCGTCCTTGCTGTAGAGCTGAATGGACACGATGATGGCATTCGACGCTTCCGCGCCGATGTTGAACGTTGCGCGACCTACATCCGTATCCTTGAAGCGCTCATTCAGGTTGGTTGTTGATTGGGTTGCAGGCATTGCATTTCTCCTTCCCACCTAAGGGACCATGTTTTTGGGATTGCTGTTCTCCTGATTTGGAACCGGGATTGGGTCCGCCCAGCCTTCGTTCTTCGCGAGCTTCTTGTCGGCCGTGCGCTCGTCCACGATGCGGACCTCGTCGGCTTGGTGATGCTCCAGATAGAACTGACGCCCGTGCGGCGACCGTTTCCTGGTCTTCGACGTGATGATGTACATGCGCGTACACGCGGTGTAGCGGGGGCTTGCGCCCCCGCTCGCGCCTGGCTTACGACCAGAGCCGCACGGCGAGGTGCGGGTAGATGGCCTTGACGCCGGCCAGCAAGTCGATACGGATGATGTCCTCGTCGTCGACGATGCTGAAGTCCTTCACGACACGCAAGCTGATGCCGTCGTGCTGGATTCGATGCTTGAACGCAACCCCGTCCGGAAGGATGAGCGGAACGGTTACCAGCGCGAACGCGTTCTTGTGGAACGCAAGATTTTGCGGGTATTGGCTACTTGCGGTGCCAAGGAAGGTCAATCCCGCGTTGTCGGCCGGCACAGAGTTGACATTCTGGTAGGCGCCGGTGCTCACGATAGCCGGGGCAATGGACAATGTGCCTGCTCCACCTGACAGGGTGACGTCCGCAGTGACCGTGAACTGCTTCAGCCGGCCGGTCGACTCCTTCGACACCGGGTTGACCTCGTAGACGTCGGCAATCGTGAACACGTCTCCGGCCTTGATGGTGGCCGAACCAACCGACGAATCGTCGATGATGAGGCTCTGGCTGTTCGCCTGCGGGCTCGAATTGCTGTGCTGATTGGCGCCATTGACCAAACAATCGAGCGCGGTCGAGGTACGCGATCCGGTGGTGTGACGCTTGATGTTCTGATCGCCGTAGATCTGGAAATTGGCGACCTGCCCGAGCAGGCCCTTGCGGACCAGATCGCGCGGCATCGAGTTGTCGTAGATACCCTTCAAACCGCCGGCCATGCCCCAGCGAGCTGCCGGGTTCAGCACGAGCTTGCGCATACCGTCGTCCGGTACAGCGGCGTCGTCGAGATACTGCGCGGCTTCCGCCAACGCCTCGAACGTGTTCGGGGTCGTTCCCGGGGTCCCAGCGGAATTCCAGACCTGCGTATACAGGCTGGTGAGCGCGGCGTCGATATCGTTCGCCAGCCGAATTCCGGCTGGCTGGATGTACCGCTCGCTGTATTGCTCGATCTTCAGGGTAAGATCCACCGACGCGAAGCCCCAACCGACGTGCTTGCGGGTCGACAGCACGAGGCTGACCGAGCCTTCCGTCACGTCCTGCTTGCTCAACGTCGCGCCGTCGGTGCTGGTGAACTGCACCGGTTTGCGAATGCTGACGGTATCGCCGACCTTGGCGAATTCCTTCTTGTAGTCCCGGTGTACGCACATCCCCATGACGCAATTGTTCTTCAATTGGAACAACGCCTCTTTGGCGATGATGCTCGGGGTAATGAGTGTGTTTGCCATGATGTTTCTCCGTCAATGGGAACCGGCTGCCTCACGGCAGTCGATGAAGCCTACATGCGCTGACGTTCTTCGCGGCGCCTGCGAGCCTCGTATTCCTCGTAACTTTCCCGGTCTGGGTTTTTCCTGACCGGGGCCGAGCCCTGGCCGATTGGACTGATCGGGGCCGGGGCTTTGGTGTGGCGCGGCGGCGCCGCGGGCGCGGCCTTGGCCGCTCTTGCGGGCTTGACGGATTCATCGTCGGTCCCGAATTCGAAATCATCCTCCGGCGCTTCATCGCGCTGGGCGGAAGGTGCGCGCGCCTCGGCTAACGCGAGGGCGCGAATGGCGCCGCGCTCGTCGCCGGCTGCGAGCAGCGCTCTGATATGGCGCGCTGTCTCGACATCGGCTCCGAGTGCGTAAAACACGGCAGGAGCATCGCCGTCGCGACCGGTTATGTCGAGCACGAAGCGCGTCAACACCGGATCGAACGGAGCGTCCTGATTGTTCGTAACTACATCGTCCCAATCGTCAAATCGCTTTGTTCCATCTCCCATCATCTTCGCGGTGCGCGCACCCAGGCTGCGCAACTCCTCGAGTTGCGTATTGCTCAGTTCTCCAGGCTGGTTGCCGGCGCGCTGCCGATCTCTCCACTCATCGCGAGCGTCCAGGAATTGCTCCATGGACTCGAAGTCTTCGAGTTTCGGCGCAGCGTTCTCTGTCTTGGGTTGTTCGGTTCTTGACTCGTTCTGGCTCTGCTTGATCTCGCGCCTCAGTTGCTCGATCTCCTGAGAGCGCTTGGCCTCCATGGCCTCGAATTCGCGTTCGCGGTTGCGTAGTTGCGCGGTCGCGCGATCGATGCGGCGGCGCGCGATGCGCCTGACCTCGTCTTCGGACAGCACCACCTTTGTGCCGTCCTCGCGGCGAACCTCGTAGGAGCCGTCCCGCAACCAGCGAACCGGAGTCTTGCCGTTATCCTTCGCGGACTGGCTTGGCTTCTTGGGCTTCTCCTGCTCTTCACGACCAGCGACATTGTCGTCATTGGCGTCATCACTCGGGTTGCCGCGGAACTCGTTCTCCAAGTCCTCCGGGCTGTCTTCACTGGACGATGTCGGTTCGGCTTCATCCATGCCTGGCCCGTTATCGTCCGTCCCAGGACGAATCTTTATCTCCGGATCTTGCCCTTCGCCTTGATCTTCGTGCTCTTCGGTGCTCATAACGCTCCTTCGGCCGCGCGTGCTGCGCGTGGTAACGTCGACGCCCTTATGCGTAACTCATCAACAGCACCAACGCGGCGTCTTTGCGTTGACGCTGCCGTTTCAGGCGCAATCGTTCGCGCCTCGCGATTTCCAGTTTTGCGGCGTGTCTTGCGCGTTCTTGTTGTCGCGCGTCCATCTTGGCGCGCGCTTGCTCGGCCTGCTTCCGCTGCTCTTCGGCAGCGTGCATTTCCTGCCGCAACTGAGCCAAGTAGCCGGCGTAATGGTCGCGCCACTCGACGCGCTTGCGGTCGAATTCGTTCAGCAGTTCGCCGATGGCGCCAAATTCATCCACATCTTCCCGCGCTTGGCGCGCCGCAATCGGCTCGATGACTGCGGCGGCATCCGGCGGGACGATGCCCCAGCGGATCCTGGTTTCTCTAGCGCGCTGCCGCGCCTTGGCCTCTACCTCTTCCGGTAGCGCAAGACCCATCCAGTAGGGCACGTAAAAGTCGCGTGGTGCCCACCCGAGGGCCAGATACGGATCTTCGGGTCCCTCCGACTCAGCGCCTTGTGGCCAGTACGCCGCCGGCCAGTAGGCCGCAGGGAAATAGCTGCGTGCCCACACATCAAGTTCCGTCGACCGTCACGGACGTGCGGTTGCCGTTGGCGTCGGTGGTCGCGTCGATCCGGTTCTTCGTGTCGGCTTGGTCGCGGTACTTTGGCGTGCCGCTCTCGTGGCTGTTCGACTTGCCGGCTACGGCCGCGAGCACGACGCGCGACCACTGCACCGCGGTCATCGCGCCCTCTACCACATACGCCCACGCTGCAGCCGCGATGCTCGTGTGCTCCGAAGCGGCTAGCGTGAAGTTCGCTTTGTCGGTCAGGCTCCTGGTCCCGACCGCCCACACATCGGCGGCGCTGTGCGTGGACAACCCGGCCTGGATCTCTGTGACGGCAGATGCGGCGATGGCATCGGAATCGATGGCGTCGGTGGCAATCGCTGATGCGGTCACGGTGTTCGCCGCCATCGCGCCGACGCTGGCGTCGATGCGTCCGCCGACCAAGGCCGCCGGCAGGCGCGCCTGAATGTCCTGGGTATCGACCTCGATAGCGTCGGTATCCGCCAAGATCGAGTCGACGATGCCGTCGATCGTCACGATGTCCGCGGCGATGGTCGCCCCCGTCGCGCCGGTGACCACGGCGCCGTAAATGGTATTGGCGTCCGCTCCTGGATCGCCGATGGCCTGCCCGAACGTGCCGCCGGTCTGGTGCGCGGTGGCGTCCTCGTCCCACACCGCGTCG